TATATCAGAACTTACTCCAAATTTTTCTTCTCTTTGAGTTCTAAAATCAGCAAGGTCTGTAGATAATTTAGATTGTCCAACTGCTACATCAGATGGAGCTGTACCTGGTCCTGGTGGTGGTGGGTTATCATCATTGTTTGTTAAATTATTAAACAATTCTCTTAAATTATCTCCAATCGTAGCAAACAATCCTTTATTTGATTTTTTCTCATACAGTTGTAAACCAAGAGAAAATGCATCAGCAAGTTCTTTTTGTGTTTCTTTTTTCTCTTTTAGTGATCTTGGTTTATCGTCTCTGGAAATAGTAAGATTTCCTTTTTCGTATTCTCCGCCAGTTGTTACTGTTTTCTCGCCACGAGTAAATTTATTATCAAGAGGAATGACTGCTTCTGTTCCATGTAATTTTACTGGATAACCAGTATCTGGTCCATCTACAACACCACCCATTTCATAACCTTCATTTGCTTGCTGCATATCTCTTGCGGCAAGAGCAGCATCAATACCAAATGATGCTGCTGTACCACCTCCAGGGATAGTAGAAGCGGCACCTGATGCTAATTCCATTCCAGCACCAACTAAATCACCTGCCATTGCTCTCTGAGCAGCAAACAAAGCACCAAGACCCAATCCTAAGATTGGAATTTTCTTGAGCAATGATTTTCCTACTGCTTTTCCTGCGATTGCTGCTCCAGCTTTTGCTCCACCACGACGCAACAATTGCTGTCCTATTTTACCACCTGCTATTCTTCCTCTCTGAAGACCTTTTTGTAAGATATTCTTATTTCTTTTTCCAAACTGTGGTACATTTACATCAAAAAGTCTACCATTGACAAATCTTCCAGTTTTTCTTGATCCAACAGGAGATCTTGTTGGTCCACCTTTACCAGTAATTTTATTCTTTAAGTTTCCTAATTTTCTGTTAGCAAGTCTTCTTCTTGCTCCCTTCTTCCTCTTTCCACCAATATAGTCACCGCCAGAAAGAAGATCAAATGTATTTCCAGCAAAGTCCGCAATACCGCCTAAAATGCTTCCTTTTCCAAACAATTTCTCTTGTAACTTTTCATATCCAGATGAAGATGCGGTGTCTCGCATTCCTGCGATTTCCATCCTTTCTCTATCTGCTTTCGCATCTTCAATAGCATCTTTCTGAAGATCAAATAATTTCTCAATAAACGAAGTATTATCTACAGCATCTTCAAGTAATTCTCTATTTGCTTTTACCTCTGATGCTAATTTAACAATTGCTTGCTCAACTGTTTGCTTCTTGCCAAATAGTGCTCTTTCTGTTAAATCACCTTCAGATGTTCTTGAGATTTTCTTTGCTTTGAATTCAGCAATTCTCTCTTCTTTTGACATGTATTCGCCATCTGGGCGAACACCTCTCAAGACATCATCAATATTTGTTCTTGCTGGCGGTAATAATCCTGATACAGGACTAACAGAATCTACAGAAGACCCACCAGAAGGACCAGATGGACCTCTTGAAGAACCTCCAGAGTAGTCATCAGATGATTCATCGCCTCCACCGCCACCAGAGCGCCTTTTCCTGGTGTAGAGACCCATACCTCGCAGGACTCTTTCTCTTTCATTTACAGTAATATCATCCTGAGGTCTTCTACTTCCAAAAAATCCTCTTGTTCTTCTTAATCTATCTCCACCAAATCTTGACTTGAATGCAGCTCTACCAAAATTATATGAGTTTACAGCATCTGTTGCTTGTTTATCAGATAACCCAACAGATTTAAATCTTTTAAATGCTTCCTTTTTAGCACTTGCAGCAAGACTTGAAGCATCTTTAGCTCTGTTGTAGATGCTTGATATTACTGAAGTGGTTAGATCTCCTTGGGAGACTGATGGATATGGCATTAAATTTGATATTATCTATCGTTTGTATTTATTGTGATCATGCAACAGATCCAACAGCGTATAAAGATAACGATGAATTAAGTTTATTATCACTTTTCTCTGATGCTTTTGCTACAGACTCACCACCTTTACCTTGAGGAATCTGAGTATTATTTTGCATATTCATCAGTAATATTGCGTCATCTGGTTGACGATCATATGACATAGCAATAGCAGATGCTAACTGTGTTTGTGATCTTGTAGATGAGACTTCTACAGTTTTTGATCCTCTTACATTTCTTTTTGGTTTTGGTTTGACAGGTTTTCCTCCCTTTGGCACTGTTTTTTCAATAGCATCAGTAATACTCTGTATTAATTCATCAAATTTAGAGGTGCCAGTAAAATTTTTTCCATATTCTCTTTCCCACTGAACCATTGCACCAAGTTCAATTAAAGCAGTTGGTGATGCTGCACCTGCATTTACAGTAGCATTTCCTACAGTATCTTTACTTATACCACCAAGTTTTTTGTTATTCCTTTGAAAATTTTCCAATGCCTTTTGAATAGGAGCAGCAAATGCAGCATCTTCAGCATCACCTTTCCTTGTCCTTGTTAAAAATCCAGTTCCACCTTTGCTCACTTCAGCATCAAAGTGTAATGGTAATATGCGTACACCTTTTGCAGATTGCTGTTTAATATATTTGTCATATGCTTCATATGAAGAAAATGATTCTGGTTTTAGGATTAATACCTTGTATCCCTTTTTGTCAAGTTTTGCTTTTAGTTTTGATGCAGCCTTATCTTGATGATCTCTTTCTCTTCCTGCAGCACCAGTTGCCCTTGACTGATCAAAACTTTTTCTTGCATCAGTATCTGGAAATTTACCAGACATATTTGGTGGAACATGATCCAATGGTATGATTATATCATAATCACCACCAGATGGTGTTTTTTTATCATCTTTTGTTTTATTATATTCCTTAACAGATTTTTCAAATCTATCTAAAAATCCATCTGTGGCATTATTTCTTTCTATACCACCAGGCAGAGATGTCCAAGTTCCACTTAACTTATTTGCAACTTTTAATGGATCTTCTCGCAAATCTTTTAAAAGTCCAGATTCTCCATATCCATATGCAGCAATTGCTAAGTTATATGCTGCTATATCTTGATTTTCTGGAGTAAATTCTTTTGCTGGTTTATACTGATCCCAAGTTGTGGATAAAAATTGATATCTACCAGCAGCATCACTTCTTTTCCCTTTATTTGGACCACTGAGAATTCTTTCACTCAGTCGTGGGTGATCTACCCATCCATTATCAAATGTTTTGGATGGATACCTTGAATTATACCCTCTTGACTCAGATCCTGCAATTGCATCTAATAATGCTTTTCCTTCTGGTGGAATATCAGCAGCTTTACCTGTAAATTCACCTTTATTATAAGGACTGCCGCGACCACCTCTTCTTCTACCTCTCCTTCTTCTTATTTCTTCTTTTAATTTTGATTTGGTTTCATCATCTATGCCAAACAAAGACTCAAAGAAACTTTTACCATTCTTTTTTTCGTATTGCTCAAAAGCTTTTAATGATGCTGTGGCAATAACTTTTTTATCTTCTCTTTTCTCTTGTAAAGATTTTTGTCCGATGCCAGTCAAAAAATATCGCGGATTTTTAACCTCAAAAGAGTCCCCACCTATCTTATTCTGAGATAAGTACTCACTAATTCTATCGGATATTTCTTTCTGTTCCACTTATTAAGTAGCAGCTTTTTTCTGTTCTTCCAAATATTGCATGAGAAAAGCAATATAGACTTGCCTTTCCCATGGTATCATATTTTCTATTTCTGTCAATGAATATTTATGGTACTGCATCAAATTGAAATTAGTCCGAAAATACCCCTCCAAGTTGTTTTGGAAGAGTGCTATCCGAAAAAATTTGAAAGACCCTCAATACTATACTCAGATTCAACACCAGTATTTGGATTTACTGCTTTAAACACTGCTTTCAATTTTGGAATACCAGTGAAAAATTCTTCAACTTTTTCAAACTGCTTTCTTGTGAGATTCTCAAGAAATTGAACAAATTCTTTCTTGCTTGTGGTTGAAGAATCGTAAATATCTTCTCCTTCAAAGATTTGATCAATTGAATCTGCGACGATTTCAAACACCTTATCATCATTAATATCAAAATCAAGGAAATTGACATCAATGAATGTATCAACACTCGGATATTTCATAACAATACCACTTGTCTCAGAAAGCATTATTTTATTATCGTGATTTTCTGGTTTTTCAACAAAAACATCATCCACATTAATAGAAACAGTTACTCTTGTAGTTTGATCATCTTTGCAAACAACAGACATTTCAATGTCTTCACCAATAGATGCTCCTCTGATTTTAAGAAAGAGATATTCCAAATCAAAGATCGGAAGTTCAGCTACCTTAATCCTTGAAATGATGCAATTCTTTAAAAGTTCTTTTACAGCAGATTTAATCTGTTCGTCATCTTTAGACTCTAATGCAAGTAAAAGTACTTTCTCTTCTTTTACTAAAAATGGTCTATATTTAACAATTTTTCCATTAGAAGGCAAATTTGCCTCATAAGTTGGTATACCAAGTTTTGGCAAAGCCATGATAATTACTCCAGATCGTGATATTATTTAGCGCGACTTTTTTGATCAAAAATTGTCGGAAAATTTTTTCCCAGTTTTATGGAATTGAAAAGTCAATTTCAGGTTATTGATTTTATATCGTTGTAAACAATAAAGTGTCTTGTGTATCTAAATGTTGCTGTTACTTTTACAACCTGCGATGGACCATAACCAAGAGGAACAGCATCAATTTGATATGGAAATACATCTTGCATTACATATATCTCTGATGTTCTATCAGTAGCAGATTTTCTTCCTGGTTCCGTCTTTCCAATCAGCACTTCACATTGGTATTGACTTGGATATCTTAGTTTTGTTGATCTTGCAATAGTTCTCGTTTTTGCAGTAAGAACATCTGAATAACTTTTTCCACTATTAAACTCAGCATCTATTTTATTTCCATTAAGATACTGTTCTTCAAACATAGCATCAAACCATGCTGTGAGAAACTTATGTGGGATCATATTTGCATCACACATCCAAGATAACTGAAAGTCAGTATAGACCTTAGAAAGAGCATACTCTACTTGACCCTCACCAAGATATCTACCAATCATACTTCCAGTAGCCACATTAATATTTGGAAGTTGTGCTTCATCACAAAACAATTCTACTATATCATTAGAGTTATTGGCAAAATTAACACCAACTTTACTTAAAGCACTTGGAACTTCTGAAGAACTTGGGAAGTTAAACTTCACCAAGAAAGAATTGCTCATTGCCATCCCGCCGTTAGCACCAACTAACGTCAAGAAATCCTTAATGTCTCCTCTATTTGCCACTCTAAATATAATTGTGGGATACCGTTTTATTTATGGCATACTCAGGGATCTATAAACCAAAAAATCCTAAAAAGTATCGTGGCAACTCCAGTAGAGTGATCTATAGATCTATGTGGGAACGGAAGTTCATGGTATTTTGTGACAATAATCCTGCAATATTAGAGTGGGGCAGTGAAGAAATAATCATACCATATCGTGCTCCAGATGGAAAGATAAGAAGATACTATCCAGATTTCTATATCAAGGTGCTTGAAAAGTCTGGAAAAGTAACAAAGTATATCATTGAAATTAAACCCAAGAAACAAACACAACCCCCGAATGACAAAAACAAAAAGACTGCTGCTTATCGCAATGCAGTCCTAACTTTTGCAAAGAACCACGCAAAGTGGGAAGCGGCTAAGGACTTTTGTGAAGACAGGCAGATGAATTTTTTAATCCTCACAGAAGAGCACTTAGGAGTATAGAGCAATGGCAAAAGGTTTCTCATCTATCCAGCGTAATACCGTTAACAAGGATCCTGGATATAAAACTCTGTTTGAAACAATAACAGAAAAAACAAAAGGTGAAAAGAAATCTTTATCATGGTACAGATCTGCAGTTGCAGCAGAAGCAGCACATTACAAAAAGAATTTTGACAAATATGTGATGGATGAGAAGAAAGATCGTGGTGGTATTGCAGAAGAGCAAGATAGAAACGAATTAAGAAGACATGTAGTAGAAGGACATCTTTACATGTTTGAATATAAAGCAAAAATGAGATGGTTACCTTACTACGATAAATTTCCTTTAGTTTATGTAATCAAGTCAAATAAAGAAGAATTCTGGGGTGCTAATTTACACTACCTATCACCCAAACGAAGAATAATTGCTACCAAAAAATTAATGGAAAATAAAATAGACATACCCAAAGCATGTTTCCATAAATACATACACAATCATGTGAGTGGTCTATATATTGATCTTGCTGCAGCAGAATGGGACACTGCCATTCTACTACCAACAGAAGAGTTTGTGAAGAACATCAACGGAATGTTATTTCCTATTGACAAGGAAATGGTTTGGGAAGATGTTAATGAAACATACTATGACAAAATAAAAACAAGAAGAACCATAAAGGGATATGGTACTAAACAGTCTAAGGAAATGGTAAAGTAGTATGGCATACACCCCAAAAGTTGGTGATTATTACTCTGGTCCTGGAGCAGGAGGAGGTGGAGCTAGTGGTTATTATCGCTATAATGGAACAAATTGGGAATGGAAAGGTAGATCTAAACCATCCAGTGGTAGACAAGTAACAAAAGAACAAGCAAGAGGAACAGAGAAAAGTGAAAAACCAGAAGATGGCTCGGGAGATGGAAATGGATCTCCTACCAAAAGTCTAAGGTATCCAGAAGGATTAGACTATGGAAAAGAAACTGACTACCTCTTGTTTACTTTTCATCGCTACAAAGATAATACTGGTTCATTATCAGAAAATGGAACCAGTCCAGAAACAGATGAAACTTTATTTAAAAAAGCGGACGGTTTACCAGATCAAATCATATTAAACATGCCACAAGAAGTCCAGAGTGAATTTGGTGCCGAGTGGGGAGGAAAAGCATTTAGTTTTATTGGAAGGCAGTTTGCCAGTGCTGGTGGTGCCCTTACAACAGGAGATTTTGGAGCCGCTGCAGGAGCCTTAGGAAATCTTATAACAAATACAATTACAACTGGAGAGGCAGCACAAGCAGCAGCTGCGGCCGCTGTTGTAGCAGGAATCAATAAAATTCCTGGAGTTGGCGGAAATCTAACGATGAATGACCTTATACAAGGTGCATCAAGTAAAATTTTGAATCCCAATGTGGAACTAATGTATGAAGGACCACAACTTAGATCATTATCTCTGAATTTAAAATTAGTTGCGAAGACAAGTGGAGAGGCAGACATGCTCAGAAAAATAGGAAGAGCATTTAGAAAAGCAACATTACCATCTACAGATTCAGATAGATTTATTAAGACTCCTTCATATGTAAAAGTTAGATTCATGAGAGGTAGTAATGATAACCCCGATCTACCCAAGTATAGAATGTGTGCAATAACTGGAGCAAGTGTGAACTATGCGCCAGATGGTCAGTATGTTAGCTTTGCTGGTGGATATCTTCCAGCACTTCAAATTGGATTGACATTACAAGAAACTAAGATTATATTCAGTAATGATATAACCATAGAAGCAGATGGAGCACAGTACTAATGTTTTTTAATAGTATACCAGACATACAATACGATCAGAAACCAATCAGATATCCTTTTTCTGAATCTGATTTTGTAACTGCCAAGAACTTCTTCAGAAGATTTAAAGTCAATGATGATGTCTTTGATTATGCATTTTACTTTGATCAATACGCAGTTAAAGATCAAGAGAGATTAGATATCTTATCAAATAAATTTTATGGATCTCCCAAGTATGATTGGGTCATTGCTTTGTCAAACAATATCATCAACCCTTTGTTTGATCTACCAATGAATGAATATACTTTCAGAAAATTTGGGGAAAATCAATACGGAGAGGAAGAATTTTATTCTGGTGTTCATCACTACGAAACTTATGAAGTGATAAATGATGACGGAATTATTGTATTGAATGAAGGTATTGTAGTGGATGAAACATTCTACAATAGTGACTTCAAATACTATGATGCTGGAGAAATTAAAACATTAAGTGGTAGTGAAATTTGCAAAAGAGTCACTAACTTTGAGTATGAAAATGCTAAGAATGAAGAGAAAAGAAAAATTTATATTTTGAAATCAAAATTCTTATCTGCATTTGTTGATGACTTTGAGACAAGAAACTTCTATAAAAAGTCTAACGCTTACATCAGTAAGAGATTAAAGAGAGCAGGAACCTGACGCGACTTTTTGACAAAAAAATTGGGGAAAAATTTTTCCCCAATTTATAGAATTCACTTTGCGATTTTGAAATCAGTCTTCTTCAGCAAGACGAGCGAAGTAACTGAGAGCATCGTCATCATCTACAACTGCCTCTTCCTTTACAGGAGTGGGAACAACAGAGACGCGACTGCGGAACGACTGGGGTTCAGGATCGGGATAGGAAGGTTCGTACTCTTCATCATCCACAGAGGGACGAGCAGCAGGACGCTGACCGACGCCAAGCACAAGGTTTAGACGCGCTTCCAGTTCCTCATAAGTTTTGAACTGATCTTTGTTAGTGAAAGCTTCAAGCGAGTGCTCAGACTTCCAGATACCTTCCAGTTCATCATCGTCTGCACTGAGAGCAGAGACAGAATCAAACTCTGAACTATCGTAGTTCCAGTAACCAGCAACCTTCTTGATCTTCAGTTTGAAGTTAGCACCTTCCCAAAGATCAAACACATTCACGGGTTGCTCATCTTGAAACTCAGGTTGCATGGCAGCAAGGATCTTGTCATGGATCTTCTTGCCATACTTGTAGAGGAACACACGACCCTCATTCTCAGGGTTCTTGGGATCTTTCACGACATAGATGTTGCTGTAGTACTGAAGCTTACGCTTCTGCTTACGAGCAGTTTCTTTGTCTTCATCACCACCACTGTTCCACAGACGGCGGTTGATCTCACCAACAGGATCCTTTTCTCCAAGCGTGGTGAGAGAGTTTTCAATGT